ACCCGCTCAACATACTCATGGTGTTCACGTGCAAATGCACGCTTTACCGTGGGTTCAAAAATTTCCGAACGGATGTCAGAAGAAATGGTCTCGTCCAACTTTGAATAATCTGTCTCACCGACCTTTAGCTTATGTTTAACGCAAAACTCAGTCAGAGCACGAACACAATCGGCAATTTCAAGTGGTGATTTGCCGACCATGTAGAATGGAACTCTGCGTAATGCGTGTTTAAAGCCACGTGAAATAGAACCGGAATCAAGAGAATGGGAAGTGGTCACGGTGGCGACGCCCCTCGCAGGGCCACCCTTAACGACGACTTCTGATTTTAAATCAACTTTAACTTTATTCCTATCAATGTGTTCAAACTTAACCTCTCTTGAGTTTCTGGCTACTTGTAAACGCCCGCGTTGGTCCTGAACAACGTCAGAAATACTAGCTGGAACGCACTTGCCAGGGACACGAATTAATAATGCAACGTATTCCTTGGCGTAAACCTTCATCTCATCAGAGAAAACTTCTTTGTTAATATTAGCCATCATACGCTGTTCGACGTACGATCGCTGGGCCGCTTTGTTTTTCGCTAAAACAATGCCTGTTTCTTCTACAATTGGCTCCAGAGCAAATTCACCGCGCGCTTTCCCGAAATCGTGCATTAAATCGCCGTGGCTGGAAGACGGCGGCATGTACACGTTCAAAGTATTCGGCGGCTCATAAGGAATGCTCAAAAACTCAATTACTGTAGCGAGATCAGTACCCAATATAGGCGACCCATAAGAGCGCGTTAGTCTTTCGACCTCCGCGACTGTGAGCATCTTTACACCACGTGAAGCCCAAATAAGAGCGCGATACACGCCTTCGGGGACGAACACCGTGCTATCATGTGCTTGGTCTTGATTACGTTTAATACAATATCCAACGACACCTTGTCTCTCACACTTCATCAAAAGAAAATGACCATGACGCTCAACGTGGTCTAAACGACTCAACAAAGGAACATCAATAAAATGGCCAGTACTTATAAAAGTGATGCACTTGAAGAAGGCAATCGATACATAATGTGTTGTTGACGGACACAAGAACACTACCATTTTGTTACTGTTGGCAATGTGGTGTAAATGTACGTCGTAGACCGTGAAGCTTGGTACTACGCCGCAAAAGGCCGTGTGTGGTATAACGACCTGGTCAGATGAATAATTATAAAGCGACTGCATATAACATGCGCCGCCCTTCACATGCTCAACAACTACTTGACTGTCAACAAAATACCAAGTGGAATCACAACCTTTACCGCTTAAAGAATCAACGCATAAGGTGTAAATAACAATCGGTCTCCCACCATAGATATTAAGGGTGGGGAGATGAAAATCCTGATCAATCAAAGTGACTACGGCAGAATCTGATGGTATACCCGTTTCTAACGGGAGATCACTGCTCAAGTCCTTAATGCTGTGTATGTGGCGGTGTCCGATTACGTTGTATTTAGTGTCCCGAGCTGCTTTCGCAGGACTCGGATCATACATCATATAACCAGACGAAGTTAATGTAGAACGTATAGAATGAACGACATCATTACGGATTTTAGCTGCCACTGGATGTGTATGGCCGACTGCTGGAATATAACCAGAATCAACGACCTCAAAATTGAAAGCTAAACGACGAAATGAAGGATCATGAATACGACGTGTTAAACGAATAAATAAATTAACTAAATTTAAAGGGTTTGTGTAAGTTGCTTTGTACTGATAATAAAACAATGCAGACACACCCCCAGCAACCACGCCTGTGATCGCCGCGCGAGTAACGCGTTCAGTAATGCTTGCGGACATGACGCAAACGGCTATTGATAGAAGGTGATGAACACCAGCGAATAATGTATATTTTATTCGGG